TCACACTTCCAATAATAACGATGAACGTCGAATACCGTTAAAGGATCATAAGCAGTCAATGCCATGTTAACGATATGCGACCTGGTGCCTTCATTCTTCTCCAGGTATCTATCTATCAATGCTGACAGTTTCTTATCCATACTGATTGATACAGCCATAACCCCGCGTCTTTTCCTACCCATTGTATTTCACCCCACAATTATCACAGTAGTTCGGTTTGTAATCGGGTTCGTCATATTCAACAGCATTCTGACATTCTAAACAAATAATAATCATTCATCCCACCCCCTGGCTTTTTTCAATACTTCAAATACATTAACGAAATGTTGATACAGATCAGGTAGTTCATTTCTTAAGTGGTGCACACTGTCGAATGACATTTCCTGACAGTAATCAAGAATCGCATAGTACGACTCTATCGCTTGCCCTGGATCAGTTATATGATTTTGTTTCATAGTTCCTACACACAAAGTCACTGAATACCTACTATATAATATTATATCTGTTATTAGAATGAAACAGAACCACCATACTATATTATAATACCTAGAACCCTTTTTACCTTATATATATATATAATATTAAATCTTTCTTCTTTTCTGAGTGTGGAATAGGGGGTATTCTGTGTTTCTAAGGCTTTTACTTAGCGTTCCTCAGCGAGTCCCATGCGTACTACAGCGTCAGTTGCGCGTTTTGGCTGCGTTTTGACTGCGTCAGTGATCATCGGCAACATTTTAGAAGCCAAGGCCTGAACATACCAGGGTTGACCTGATAGATCCTGGGTGATATTATGCAAAAGAGAAAGATTAGAACCTTCTTCAGAACCTTTCAATTCTTTCGCAGCATTTCCCATTGCTCCCATCCAGAATTTTTTAAAACTCTCACGCGCTTGTGGAAGCATAAATTCCTCAAAATCAATTAACATCTGTTCCCTAATTTTTTTAGTGATCACATCCAACGACATTAGGAGAGTTTCGTCAGATTCATCACTCTTTAACCAGGACTCTATTTTTTTTTGAGTTTTTAGCGGGATCCAAATTGTGTAAATTGTAAAATATAAAAAGAATGAAAGAATCCAGACCAAAAGAAATTGTTGATCTGTCATTAGTATAATTTATCCTTGATATAATCAATACCGATCTTAAATCCTTTTTGCTGCATACATGATACGATCCATAACGCGCCCAGGCTACGGTAACGAAGACCAGTCCCCAAATATCCTTGTGCGTTAGATCTGCAATCACCCAGGGCATTTTGGAAATCGTGGGATGCTTCCGTTACTGGATCCAGGATCTCCGTTACTGCCTGTTTGGATTCGTCGATCATATCTTTAATTAAGTTTTTCAAGTTTTCAGGTATATCTTCCAAAACGTCTAATAGATCAGCCATCATTTTTAGCGCGTCCGTTGTTTTGTCATACATTGCAGCTAAAACTATTCCCCTGGGTAAATTCAGATCTACAGCAGGGACCACCTCGGCAATAGCGATCAGATTATTCATGGCATTGACTTTCGGATCTAACTTAGATAATCCAAGCCAGGCAATAGCCTGGATAAATGGAGTAAAGACTTTGATTAATTCGGGGGTGATAATATCCCAATTAATTTCAGGTAGTTCTTCTTTCTTCATAATCTATATCCTGTTAGCATACATGAGATAGATCCATTATTCGCGCTTTCTGTTGCCTGGATCTTAACGGTTGAATTGGGGGGTATGATGAATTCAAACATTTTCGGTTGGTCCCCAGTATTATCAACATTCACAACAAATTTTTCCACGAATAATGCCTGGCCATCAACGTTGATCGAATATGAAAGAACCTCACCTACTGAGATGCTGCTCCAGTCTATGCCCAGAGTGATCCGCGTCAGGTAAAAGTAGGAAGGATTCGTATAGTCCAGGAGAGTGACGGCAGAACTAGCCAGGGTGTAGGAACCTGACCAACCGTATATGTTCCCATCTTTTACCCTTGAAATAGACTTAGACGCGGCTAGGGTCATTTATCATCGAATAAAGGTCCGGCCAAAGTAGCAAAGGTACGCAAAATAGAAGCATCGTTAACATTTTCAGCAGTGATTTTGACACCTGTTAAAGGAGGAATTACTAATTCAACGTCGGGTTGTTTAGCATCAGAACTAGAAGACGCATTTATTATGATCACTAAATTACCATTAAAATAAATGGACCAAGCCATATCATCACTAGAAATAATAGGAGTTGCTCCAGTAGTTGTGTAATGCATTTCCCAGCGAGCTAACCAAGTCTTTTTGCCTGAAACAAATTCAAGACAGGTCGTTTCAGAATTTGCTACTGCTGTATCTCCAGAATAGGCAAACGCGAAGTTTGCACTATATTGGATCCCTTTACCAACACTTGCGATCGCGTGAGTCTTTTTAGCCATTCAAGCCAGGATCACTCGAAATATAGAGTAACGGTTCCAGAGGATGCCGCCATACTGCCGCCACCACTTACCTGAATGGCAATCTGGAGATCAATGTTGTTCGCGGTGCCAATTGGAAACGATACTGGGACAGTTTGATAGCCTTGTGCACACGCTGCGTCAGCAGTGTCTCCAGCTACACCCCAGATAGTAAAGTTCTGTTCTGAAAAATCAGATCCTAATAGTCGACATACGACCTGGGCGCCTTTTGCATTAAATACATCAAAGGCACAATCGACCCTAACGATCCTATTGGATCCGCCAGGCACCATTATATTTCCCAGATTACTGGAATTCATGTTGTCGGTCAAAGAAAAGTATTCTTTGTCCGTGGGCGTGCTGTCAAAAGTTCGCGAAATAGTTGTTACCACGTTTTTTATAATCTAAAGTAAAGTTTAGATCCTCCGAGTTTTAGTTGGGGAAACTGCCTTCGTGCAAAAGCTCCCAATAGAGCAATGCCTCCAGCAGTCACTAATGTCTTACGTCCTGTGTCAGTCCCGATCATATTAATCGCATTACCTGCCAGGGTATTGAATGCCATTCCTAATTGACCATCGGTAATATCCTTGATCACTCCTTCGGTCTTGATCTTACCACTTTCGAAAGTCTTACCTGCATTTAGATATGCGGCTATTGCTAACCCAGACGCCATACCTGTTACGCTTGGATGTGGAATTCCTTTTCTCATTTTATTATTGCTCCTTGGATTATTCTTTCGAACATATGCCCGACGGGCAGTCTTACGAACGCCGCCTTTCCTGGTGGATCGCCTGGTGCGTTTGGATGCCTTGAAGGCACGCCATCCTTTCTTGAAACCCATCTTTGCGTATTTCTTAGGGAGTCCAGGCTTGGGCACATCCTACCCACATATGATTACCTACTTATATTTGTGGGTTAAAGTTCCCTGCACAATTTGATAACTTTCATAATTATGAGCGCTTCTCTTTCAATCTCCGAAACGCCATCAGGACCGATTTTACATTCAGTCGGCATCATTGTCTTTGGATCCAAAGCCTCGTGCATGTCTTGACCGCAATAAATACAACGTTCACCCTGGTTAAAATTATGATTAATCATTTAATAACCTTTCTGGATTTTTCTAATTCTACACGGTCACGGTACTCGCCTAAATATAATTCCGAGTCCTTTAAACGATCCTTCATTTCTTTATCCCATACCCATTGACCCTGATAACCACATTCAGAACAGTTTTCCATGCCTGGTGGATTCAATGCCTGGCAATCACGTTGATCACACTTCCAATAATAACGATGAACGTCGAATACCGTTAAAG